GCCCGATCATACTTATTTCTATTAAACTACCTAAGCTGGTGTGTTCGCCCTTTAACAAAAAGGCTATACACACTTTACTTGGAAGTGAACGAAACGGGTTGACCGAACTGTTTGAAAACGGAAACCTCAAGAGAGGTAACCTCGACTATCCAGCTTAATAGCTGAGTAGTATCCAGACACGCTTAAGACGGCTGCGGTGTGTCAGCGCATATGTCCCGAATCGGGAGCGATGATCTTCAGCGTTAAAACGCCGAAGCAACTCTCTCCACGGGTCCGGCTTTGCCTTAATAAGGACAGAGCTAGATACCCGAGTGCGGATCTCCAAACGCTGCAAGTCTTTGTTACGTCTGTAACAGAAACCGGCAGCAATGTTTAGTTTGAACGCATCGACATGACTACGATAAAAACCAATGTAACCATCCCTTATGGAATGCTTCCATGGTAATCTGCCATACTTCCCGATCAAAAATGATCGAATAGTATCGCTCGCAGTATAGTAGCCGCGCTCCCAAAGCGAGTTTGAATACTCGGTCCAGGAAGCCAGCTCTTCGGGGCTTCTTTTCGGATTCGACCATAGGGTTTTAACCTTGATAGGTGTGACATCGTCGCCTTTAAAAGCGTCCATGCCACACGACTCTCGGAAGAAACGACCCGTGCAGCACTTGGAAAGATTGACCTTAAGGCCAACCTCTTCAAGGAACTGCGCACAACTAGCGTAGTCTTCGCTAGGGATTATGATGTCATCCCCATAAACGTATACGCGATCTGCGGATATCCGCATACTTTCGTTACGCCTACTGGAGATACACGAGACGAGCAGTGCGAATATAGATAAGCCCATTACGGGAAAGCATAAAGCTGACCCCATAGGTGCGTATTTATTAAACACTACACGACTTCCGTTCGGAAACACAGTCGCTGCTGACCTTGCGGCCAGCAAACCTTCCAGACAAGCAGAGCCCCCAAAAAGGGATTCTACTAGCCAGAGGGAAACGCGATCTGATGCATCCTTCATATCCATAGTGACCATAGAAGCGTCAAGAGATGCAGCTCGAGCTAAGTTACGATTAACAGACTGGTCCTCAAAGTTGAGGTGTCCAGATGTTAGAGGATGATTCTCTAAAATAGAGTACATCTTACGTCTTAGCCCTTGCTGAATCCATTGAAACTCTAACGGTTCACAAGATATCAACCGAGGGCCCCTGGAGTCCTTAGGGACGAGTACAACTTTCGCTGTACCCGTCTCAAGTACTTCTCGAGACTGTAACCAGTCGAATTGATCATTGACATGAGATAAGCTGAACATGAAATAATCCGTAAAAGGATAAACACGTTCAATTTGTTGATATATACGCGAAAAATTACTTTTCTCGTGTACTTTCTCACCAGTGGCAACAGCCCCTGGACCATGACGAGGGATAATATCCCGATGATCAAACTTTGATAGGACGCGACTTATAAAAATTCGCGCCTTTTTCAATCGATGAATTACAGTGCTAGATGAGTAGGCAGTCTCTTGACTACCGATCAATCCAGCATCCACCTCAACAAACGACCGCCAGACTTCATCAGCCTGAGCGGCAGTATGCGGAATTGCAAGCTTGTATAGTAATAAACAAACTTGACGCATATCTTTAACAACGACAGCAGAGGCGTCCTCACGGACGACCCCCGTCGCATCAAATGCCTTACTAATCAATTCCCAGAGAAATCTGGGAAGTGAGGTACCGGTCTTCAGTTTGAAGCCCGATACTTGTAGTTTGGCATCTGTAGACAAAGCAAGATCAATCGCTTTGCCTAGACGCGGAAGGGTTTTGGTTAAGAAACCAATACCCTCACTGTGATAGCGACGTTCTATTTCTAGAATGTCGCGACGAGACTCACGTAACGTGAATCCATGTCGTGTTGCTACATCTGCATATACTGACTTGATCAAGGCCAGATATATATCTGCTTGGCTATTATGTTTACCCATTGGGTCAACTCCTAGCTAACTAGTCAATAACTGCAGGCCATCGATTGGGGAACGAAACGAGGTTTAACCTTCGCCAGACAAAAGTCTGATGAGGGTCGAACGCAAGTTCGCGGCCGTCGGCGTGGTTACAGTAGTAACGACGGACCCGCTAAACGCGGGAACGAAGAGAAACTGTATCAACGCAAACGCTTGATCGGTTACGTAATCGACGTCATAGGCAGCCCCAGAGGGGAGGCCGACGACGAGATAAGCGTAACTTTTCACCCATTTGAGAAGAACCGTATCATAAAGATACGAATCAACTCGAATTACCACCCTCTGCGTCTGCAATGGAGCATTTTCGGTAGACAATTGCGAAGCAATTGAAAACTCGTAGTACTCTGTTGCCGACACGGTGAGACGACGGACGGATTTTCCGGCCGCCGTAGATGTTAGCGATAACGCTAGCACATCACCGACTTGAGGGCGATTGAGGTTTACTGTGTTATTAAACATAGTTGAGCCTTGATGGGTGTCCTGTTAAGGACACGTGTGTATACTTCCAACATCCTATTCGAATACGAATAGGCCAATCAGAACGCGCGCTGAGCAAACAACGAAGCTGCAATAGCAAGCTTGTTGTAGCTAAACGCGCCGCCCTGCATATGGTAATACGCTTCAGGGACACCTCTGTCCCGCGTGTATTCGA